CGGGAAGATCCGCGCTATGTGGCTAACCTGACGCTGCGCATGGTGGCGCAGAAGACTGCGTTTCTCTACGCCAAGAACCCGAAGGCGATCGCGAAGAAGCGCAAGCGGCTCAACGCCGAGTCCTGGGACGAAACGCAATCGACGCTCAACCAGCTCATGCAGTCGGGCGCGATGCTGGTGTCGCAAGGCTCGCAGATGGCCGCGCAGGGTCAGCTTCCGCCCGGCATGATGCAGCAGGCGGCGGGGCCGCTGATGGGCGCCGCGCAGGGCGTGATGGGCGCCATGATGCCCGGTGCCACCGGCGGCCCGGTGCCTGGAGCGATGGGCCTCGGTGGAGGGCCGGTGCAGCCGCCGCCAATGCCACAAGGAATGCCGCCGTCGGGCTCGACACAGGGCGGCATGGGGCCCGCCGCCTCAGGGGGTTTACCCATGTCCCCAGGGGGTGGCGGGCCGCCCAACCTCAACGCCATCTCGGGCGCCGTGGGCGGTGCGCTCGGCGGTTCGACCCTGCCGGCCATGGGCGGCGGGCCGACCGGCATGGGCGACAGCATGAGCGCAATGCTCGGCGGCGCCGCGGCCGGCCAGATCCCCGGCGTGCATCCCCTGATCTCGCAGGCGGTGGGCTCTGGCGTCGACGTGATGATGGACGCCGCGCGCGTCAAAAATGAAAACGTGATGCTCGACAAGCTGAGCCAGACGCTGCAGCTTTTGTACGAGTACGAGGTTGCCAACCAGCCGTCGCCGTTCAAGAGCATGATGAAACTGTGCGTGCGGCGCACCTGCACGGTCGGGATCGGCTACGTGAAGCTGGGCTTCGAGCGCGTGATGCAGGAGCGGCCCGACTTGCAGAAGGGCGTCGCCGACGCCTCGGAACGGCTGGCGACGCTGGAACGGCTGGCGGCGGACGCGGCCGACGACATCACCGACGAGAACGACGCCGAGGCCGAGCAGCTCAAGCTGATGCTGCAGGACATGCAGCGTGACGCCAATATCGTCGTGCGCGAGGGGCTGACGTTCGACTATCCGCTCGCGTGGAACATCATTCCCGATCCGCGCTGCACCGAGCTGCGGCATTGGACCGGCGCCGGCTGGGTTGCCGAGGAATTCTTGCTGTCGGCGGATGAGGTCGAGGAAATCTATGGTGTCGACGTGCGCGGCCACTGCACCGAGTACTCGGTGCCTGGCCTCGACGGTGCCGACCCGGCGTCGATGGCGCACGACTGGGGCACCGCCTGGGGCGAGGACCGCAAGTGGGACGACCGCAAGGGCAAGAACGTGCGGGTGTGGGAAATCTACAGCCGCAAGGACGGCCTCGTGTATGTGGTGTGCGACGGCTACAAGGACTTCCTGCGCGAGCCGGCGTCGCCGGACATCTGGATGGAGCGGTTCTATCCGTGGTTCGGCCTGCTGTTCAACGAGTGCGACAACGAGTTCGAGCTGTACCCGCCGAGCGACGTGCGGCTCATGCGCGACATGCAGAAGGAATACAATCGCTGCCGCGAGGGACTCAAGGAACAGCGGATTGCCGGGCGGCCGTTCATCGCCGTGGTCGCCGGCGTGCTCGACGCGCAGGACAAGCAGCGGTTGGCGGATCGTGAGGCCAACGACATCATCGAGCTGAACGGGCTGCAGCCCCAACAGGACATCAAGCAGGTGCTGCAGGCGTTTGCCGGTCCCGGCGTCGATCCGAACCTGTACGAGGTCGGGCCGGTGTACGAGGACGTCCTTCGAACCAGCGGCATCCAGGAGGCCAACCTCGGCGGCACCAGCGACTCCACCGCGACGCAGGCCAATATCGCCGAGGGCTCGCGCATGACGTCGATGGGCTCCAACATCGACGACCTCAATGACCTGCTGACCGGGCTGGCCTGCGCTGGCGGGCAGATCCTGTTGCGTGAGATGAGCCCCGAGCGGGTCAAGAAGATCGTCGGCCAGGGCGCGGTCTGGCCGCAGGCCTCGGCGCAGGAGATCGCGCAGGACGTGCTGTTGGAGATCGAGGCCGGCTCGATGGGCCGGCCCAATGCGGCGCAGGAGATCGCCAACGCGCAAAGGATCTATCCGCTACTGATTCAGTTGCCCGGCATCGATCCCGAGTATCTGGCCAAGGATTTGTTGCGCCGCCTGGACGATCGGCTCGACCTCACCGAGGCGTTCAAGTCCAACCTGCCGTCGATCATCGCGATGAACGGCGCGCGCGCAGGCGGCGCCCCTGGCGGCGGTGCCGGCCCTGGCGCCGGCATGGGGCCGCAGGGTGCGCTCAACGCGCCGGCGCCGGGCGGTCCTGCACCGGGTGGCCCGCCCGACGTCACCAGCGGATTGACCGGCGCGCCGCCTGGCCAGCCGCATCCGGGCGGCGCGGCGCCGATGCCGGGATAGCCACATGGTGCCCCTCGCCCCATGGACATACCAGTGCTAGTGTTTTTTTTGGTTCCAATGTCCCATTTTTGGGACTAATACCGTTTTTGGGAAAAATCGATTGTCGGAATTACCATGGCGCAAGACCAGCAGTCGCCAGACCCAGGGCCGCAAGCACCGGCGGATTCGGCCACCGTCACGGGCGTAGACGCTGCGCAGTCGTCCAGCGCGGAACAGGCCACCCCACCATCAGACGGCGATACACGCGAGGCGTTGCTCGAAGCTGTTCAGCAGGCGGTCCCCGATGGGCGGCCGCGCCCCTGGAGCGACGACGACGCCAGCGTGGACGGCACGCCACCGTCAGCGCGTACAACGGATCAGGCCGCCGATAGCGGCGCCGCCGAGGCCGACCTCACCAAGGATGAGCTAAAGCAACTTTCGCCACGAACGCAGAAGCACATCAAGCGTCTGATCGCCGAACGAAAAGGCAATCAAGACGAGATCGCTCGCCTCAAGTCCTACGAGCCGATCGTGCAGACTGCGAAGTCCGTGGAGGACTATCTTCGGGCCAACGACATTGGCCAGGAAGATTTCCTGTCCGGCATGAAGCTGATGGGCGCGCTGCGCCAGGGCGATTTCCGCACCTTCTACGCGGGCATCAAACCCTACTATGACCTCGCCGAGCAGTATCTCGGCATCTCGCTTGCCCCTGACCTGCAACAGAGTGTGCGCGAAGGGCACATGACCACGCAGGCGGCCCAGATGTTCTCGCGCGAACGTATGGACCGGGCGATGACGCAGAACAACCTGCACCGTCAGCAGCAGGCGTTCGGCGCATTCCAGCAGCAGGCGACGGCGCAGCAGCAGCAGCAGCAGCGGGCACAACTTGCGGAAACCATCCGAACTGGCGTCAACGCCTGGGAAGCCAAGATCGAGCAGTCGGACCCCGATTACGCGCAGCACAAACGTGCTGCCGTACAGAACATGATGTGGTCGGTCGTCAACGAGAGGGGCCGGCCGCAGTCTCCTGAACACGCAATCGCAATCGCGCAGGAGTCGCTGCGGCGAGTGAACCAACTCTACAGCCAATGGGCCCCGCAGCGGCGCCCGACCATGCGCGTTCCGAGCAGCACAGCCCGAAACCCCGGCGTGCAGCCCGAGCCGAAAAACCTCGCGGACGTGATCCGCAACGCTCACCAAACCTTTGGGTCCGCACGCCTCTGATCAGAGGCGATGAGACATGCCCACCTACACCCAGCCGTTGCTGGATCACATCACTACGGCTGCGCTCGACTACTGGCTGAACAAGGGCACCGCCTTCAAAGAGGCGATCCAAGAGAAGCCGCTGCTTGCCGCGATGGAGTCGAAGAAGAAGACGTTCCCCAGCGGCAAGGGCAACATCATCATCAGCGTGAAGGGCGACTACGGCAACACGGCCGCCCCCGGCACCTCCGACCAGGTCGTCGGCTACCAGCTCGACGACGTCGTCACGTACTACACGCCGGCCAACTTAAGGCAGGCGGTCTTCCCCTGGAAGGAAATGCATATCGGCATCACGATGACGCACACCGAGCTGAAGAGCGACGGCATCACCGTCGTCGACAGTGGCGGCGACTCAAATACCAACGAGCATTCCGGCCGCGACGACACCGTGCTGGTTGGTCTGCTCACTGACGCGCTCGAAGACCTGTCCGAGCAGTACGCGCGCGGCATGAACAACCTGCTCTGGACCAACGGCACGGCCGATCCCAAAGCGCTCGCCGGCATGGCCGCGTTGATTACCGACGACCCCACCACCGGCACTGTCGCCGGCCTCGATCGGGCAACGCGAACGTGGTGGCGCAACCGCGCCTACACGGCGGCGATGGGGACCGCGGTTACCGGCACTCCCGCGAAGGCGGCCTGGGGCGGCGCCCCCATCACCTCCTCGGCGACCGGCGGCGGTGCGCTGATCACGCTGCTGCAGAAGGAATATCGGCAGCTCACGCGCTATGGCGGCAAGCCCAACACCGGCTTCTGCGGTACCGACTTCCTCGGGGCGCTCGAGTCCGAGCTGCGCGCCAACGGCAATTACTCGATGACAGGGTTCTCGACCGGCAAGGACATCAGCGTCGGGACCATCAGCTACATGGGCACCGACTTCGAGTACGACCCCACCCTCGACGCGCTCGGCAAGAACAAGCGCTGCTACTGGTACGACAACCGCGACATCTACCTCGTCGCGATGCAGGACGAGTGGCGCCACCAGCACTCACCCGCGCGGCCCAACGACAAGTACGTGCTGTACCGCGGGCTCACCAGCACCGGGCAACTGTGCGCGCGCCGGCTCAACAGCGCCGTCGTCATCGACATCACATAGCGGTGACACCACGCCACCGCTCAGTCCCAGGGGGGGGCGCGACCCCTGTCCTCCCCGACCTTCCCCTGGGGCGCCCAAACCGGAGAAACATAATGAAGATGCAGTACTGCGGCTGTCGCGTGAACCTCGCCGGCCAGAATTGCCACATCTTTAAATTCGACCAGTTCAACCCGGTCTCGTGGCCGGAAGTGCAGGTGCTGTGCCAGCTTCACGGCGACGAGAATGTCATGGACATCGTGCCGGTCAGGATCGACACCGATGCGGCGCCGCATCGCGAAAAGGAACGGCTGCAAGCCATCTACGGGGCCAAGGTCGTTGAGGCCTGCTTCCCTGGCCGTTCTTTCCGCATGCAATTGATGATGACCGGCGACGAGGATTTGCCGGTGTTCACCGAAAGCGGGATCGAGCCGCCCGACCCCAAGCCCGACCCCAAGCCCGACCCCAAGCCGGGTCCGCAGCCGCCTGACGACGACGACGACCCCGACGAGGTGCGGCGCAATCTGGCTGCGGCCACCGCCCCGGCGGTCCTCAAGCCCGGCCGTAGCGTTAGCGGCCGGTTTACCCCTGCAACAGGTGCCTGATGCCCTACGGTGTGACGCTGTCGGAGCTGCGCCGTGAGTTTCGCGCCGAGGCCGGCATGTCGATCAACCCGCAGCAGGGCGTGGCGGCGCAGGCCGCCCTCGACCTGATCCTGGCGCGGCAGCAGCGCGAGCTGTGGGACGCCTACGAGTGGCAGCAATTACACCTGGCCGTTAACCTGCCGCTCGCTGCCGGCCAGATGGTCTACGACTACCCGCCGCAGATGGCGTTCGATCAGATCGACACTGTCTGGCGGGCGACGGGCCCGTCAGCGACGTGGGCGCGCCTGACGTATGGCATCCCGGTTTCCGCGATTCCTCCCTCGGGTGTGCCCCCGCGCGGCACACCAACCAACTGGGCCAACTGGGCGACCGTCTCCTCCGCGGGCGTCACCGTTCCGGTTGGGCAACTCGCAATCATGCCGGCGCCCAGCACCGATATGTTCGGGCGGCTGGAGGGGTCGGCGCCGCTCAACCCGCTGGTCGCCGACACCGACACCACCACGCTTGATTCGACGCTCATCGCATTGTTCTGCGCTGCCGAGTATCTCGCCACGCAGAAGAACGAGGCCGCGGGGGTGAAGCTTACCAAGGCGCAGAACTATTTGCGCCGCCTGCTCTCAAACGGCGAGGCCATCAAGGCGCGCAGCACCAACATGGGCGGCAACCAACGCTACGGCGTCGACCCCGACCGGCGCCGCATGATCCCGTGGATGGACTACATCCCAAACTCTTGAAGCCAAAGTACGGTATAGTCCCAGTGGGGGGCCAAACCGTAGTAGGTGTTGCGTGGAACAGTGGAAAGCAGTGGCTGGATTTGAAGGTTGGTACGAGGTGTCAGATGAGGGTCGCGTGCGTTCGATGGAACGGGTCACAAGTCACGGTCACAAGCGCAAGCAACATGTGTTGAGTGCGGGCGAAGGCCCCGGTAGGTACCTGAAGGTCGATCTCAGCCGGGACAATAAGCAGACAACGCGACTGGTGCATCAGCTTGTGCTCGAGACATTCGTCGGGCCTCGACCAGAGAAGGGCATGCAGGCTTGTCACTTCAACGGCGAGCGGCAGGACAATCGCCTGGAGAACCTTTCCTGGGGCAGTACTTCGGACAACGCCTTTGATCGTAGCCGGCATGGCCGCGGCATCGGGGAAGCACACCCGATGGCTGTCCTGACCGAGGAGGATGTGCTGGCCATCCGCGCGTGGCCATACAAAAAGCGGGGGATTTACCAACAGTTTTGGTGGGTCTCCAGGGCAACCGTCGACCACGCAAGGTCTGGACGCAACTGGAAAACAGTGGCATAGAGGAGGACCGGGCCCTGCCCTATTTTCACCATAACTGACTTTGCTGCTGGCCTTGACCTTCGCCGCTCGGCGCTGACGGCGCCGGCCGGCACGCTGCGGTCGTTGCTCAACGCGCACGTCACGGCGGGCGGCGAGATCGAGAAGCGGTACGCGTTCGTTCCGTTCGCGACGGTTGACGCAAGCACCAAGGGGATCGTGGCGGTCAATCAAAAACTCTACGTGTTTGCGCCGATGACGCAGGCCGAGATCAACCAGATCAATCCGGTATCGCGGCAGAACAACACCGCCTACGTCCCCTCCATCACCATCACGGTGGCGAGCAACAAGAGCCGCATCTTCGTCTGCCAGACGGCAGGAACGAGCGCGGCGACGCAACCGGCCGCCTATGCCACCGCGGTTGACGGCACGGTCGTCACTGACGGCAACGCCACCTTTGTCGCCAGCACACCGCCAGGGTGGCTTGCCGATCTGCCGCTGTCGCGGCTGAGCAACCATGACTACATCCAGAATCAATCCATTACGGTGCCGAGCAACAAGAACCGCATATTTATCTGCCAGGCGTCGGGGACGACCGCGGCGTTCGAGCCGCCCGCCTACGCGGTCGCGGTCGAGGGCACGCTCGTCTCCGATGGTACCGCGACGTTTCTCGCCCACACGCCCGCGGGAGGGACTGCCACCGTCCGGCCCCCGGTTCACGACAAGCGCGCCAATAGCCACGTCTACGGCACCGATACCGTCACGGTGGCGAGCAATGCTGCGCACATTTTCATTTGCACGACGGTCGGGGTCACCGAGGCGTTCGAGCCACCGGCCTACGCGACCGCAGTGGATAGCGAGCTGGTGATCGACGGGACTGCCGTATTCAAAGCGGTGGCAAAACCCTACACCGCGCGCGCCAACAAGCACGCCTACACCTGCGACATCGTCACGGTGGCGAGCAACCCGAAGCGTACTTTCAACTGTGAGGCGCCGGGAACGAGCGCCGCGAGCGAGCCGGCTGAATACGCCACCGCAGTCGACGGCCAATTGCTCATTGACGGCACCGCGCTCTTTCGTGCCACGACCCCGGACCCGCGTGAGAACGATCGGGAATATGCGGTCGACCAGGTTATCGCGGTGCAGCCTAACAACCGTTTGTTCACCTGCACCGTGTTCGGGGCCACGGCGTCGGCGGAGCCGCCCGAATACGCGACGGCCGTGGAAGGCGACTTGGTGGTTGACAATAAAGCCACGTTCCGCGCCGGCAAGCAGTACACCGTCCGCGCCAACGCGCACGCCTATGCGTGCGACATCATCACCGTGGCGAGTAACCAGAACCGCAGCTTTTCGTGCTGGGCGGCGGGGACCAGTGCGGACAACGAGCCCACCGGGTACGCCAGCGCGATCGACAACGCCTTGATCGTCGATGGCACTGCGGTGTTTCGCGCCAGCGTGCCGCTCTATTCCGCCCGCAACGACAGCCACGAGTATTTCGCCGACACCATCACGGTGGACAGCAATCCCACCAGGATCTTTGCTTGCCAGACGGTGAACGGGTTGAGCGCGGCGGCCGAGCCGGCGGCTTATGCTGCGGCCGTCGACGGTACGGTCGTCACCGATGGCACCACGACGTTTGTTGCCAGCACCCCACCGTCCGATTGGATCGTCGCTGCGCAGCCGCGCATCTGTCCCACGATCATCGAGCCGGCGTCGACGTGGGACGTCGGCGTGATGCCGCTCGAAACCACGACGCTGTTCGAGATCATTGACCTCGACCTGTTCGACAACAAGGTTTTCGTCACCGCGTGGCAGGACGCCGCCGGTACCGTCGTGCGTTGCTACAACGGCAAGAAGGTGCCCGACGCTAACGGGTTTTTCGTCAAAACCTACAAGACCAAGATGTTCTCGGTCGCCGGCAGCGTCCTGTATTTTTCCGCAATCGGCAACCCGGCCGACTGGACCGGCACCGGCGCGGGCGCGATCGACTTGTCGCTCGAAGACTCCGACATGACCTCCTGCATCGCAATCGAGACCTACTACGACAAGCTCGCGATCATGTCGAAAACAGCCACGCAAATGTGGCTTATCGACCCCGACCCGCTCAAATGCCAATACGTGCAGACGTTGCGCGACGCCGGCACCATCGCGTGGCGCTCCGTGCTGCAGTACGGCTCCGGCGACGTGATGTACCTGTCCCCGTCAGGCGTGCGCTCACTGCGCGCGCGCAACTCGTCGCTCGCCGCCGCGGTCTCCGATATCGGGTCGCCGCTCGACCCCGTGCTGCAAGACTTGTTTCAGACGCAGGGCGAGACATTTGCGGCGAGCGCCATGGCGCTGCTGCAGCCGGTCTCGGGACGCTTCTGGGTCATCCTGAACGACCGCATCTATGTGCTGAGCGCCTTCCCCGGCCCGAAGGTAACCGCGTGGAGCGAATACCTGCTGACAACCTCCGTGGGCCCGGACCAGGTATTCTTTCGAGTCGCCGCCGCAACGAACTATCGGCACCATGTCGTTATGCGCGGCGACGACAATAAGATCTATGCCTACGGCGGCATCGACGACGCCGGCCCCGTTTACGACGACTGCCCGGTGGAACTGGTGTTTCCGTTTCATGCCGGCGATACGCCCGCAACCACCAAGCAATTCCACGGCATCGACGCGGCCGCGGTGGGTCAGTGGGAGGTCAGTGCGGCGACCAACCTCGCCGACGATAGCGTCGAGGATTTCGTTGGGCTCTTGATCGGCCCCTCGTTCCAGCAGGGTAAGCAACCGTTGTTCGCCGAGGGCACACACTTGAGTCTGCGCCTGCGTAATTACTTGAGCGGCCCGGCCGTGCTCTCGAACTTGATCGTGCATTTTCGGCCGGGGGACGCCGGATGATCGAGATCGCCGACGCCGACATGATCGACCACGTCATCCGCAACATGCGCGCGGACGACCGCCGCGAGATGGACGCTGTCGGGGCGAGCTATACGCGGCTCACCGCGGCGGCGCGGCAGAGCGTGTTCTGTTTCTGTGCATTCGCCGATGGCGCGCCGTGTGCGATATGGGGCATGTTGCACACGCGCTCGGGGGTAGGTGCGGCGTTCGCGTTCGGCACCGACGACTGGGGCCGCGTGCTGCTGCCGGTGGTGCGGCATGTGCGTGAGTTCCTGACGCCGTGGCTGCGCGCTAACGGGTACCACCGCGTTGAGGCCCTGGCGATGACAGGACGGCCCGAGATCGAGCGGTTCATGGCGCTCATCGACGCAACGCCGGAGGCGCGCCTGCAGCAGTTCGGGTGCAACGGCGAGGACTTCACCTCATACCGATGGCTAGCTCATGAACGTCGCGGCGAGACACAAGCGGCTACACCAGCATACCGCACACATTGAGCTGCGGATGGCGGCGGCGGCCGACGCAGAGGCGATCGCCGACTTGATGGCGGTGTGGTTCCCGATGAGCATCTGGGCGGACTGCCTGACGTTCGACGCGGCCCGCGCCGTGCCGGTCATTCGCAAGGGGATCGAGATCGGCTACCAGCCTTTCATCCTGGCGCATGACGG